TCCCTTATAAAGCAAAGCATCACCAGGTCTAGTATGGATGATCTTAAGACCCTTAGAGGTATCAAGTACTAAAGGCCAATTACTATCACTATGAGCAATAGTAAATGTTAGAGCTATTTCGCAGGCAAGGTCTTTCTTGCTATGTATATCTTCTTTATCATTGGCACCATAGGTTTGCCCCTTATGAAAGTTCGGTAGAAGGTCTGTATCTAAAAGTCCTTCTAATCTTACTGAGGCAGTTTTATAGATCTCATCCATTATCGCGTCGGTGTAGAAGGCACCGCCGATATACATACTATCAACTTCTTCTTGGGTAAAGAAGTCAGCTAATAGATAATAACCATATTGATTAAAGTGATTCATATTAGCGTCTCATCCTTGCAATCTCTTTGGCCTGCTCACCATCAGTAATAGGCACGGCATTAGACTTATGCATAGTAGCGATACCTTTAATTAACGTACCAGTATACTCATTGCGCTCTTTCGGCGCAGCAACAGCACCTCGAGGACCAAAACCATCACCGAGACTAGGATATCGATCACGATGATCGGCATCACGTACATATACAGAAGTATCAGGCTCATAAGGCTTAAACACCTTCTTAGGTTTAATCTTACCATGAACCTTATCGATATACTCTTCAAGAGTAAGCTTTGCACTACCCATTCTCTTCATAAGCTTATTATACTTACGAAGTTCGGTTTCCCATTTAGCGATATTAGCTTTAGTTAGTTTTACTTTACGGCGACGAGTACTAGTAGTAGTATAGGCCGGGGACATCAAATGCATAGTCATAATATAAGTTCCTCATTAATATATACATTATATGTGTTAACTCATTTTAAGGCAACACTTTATATTCAGGAAATGGTACACATCGTTTGATACGCTGTGCTTCATCACTCCACCCTTTACCAGGTATGTAGTAACCAGTCTTAGCATATTCACGTACTTTATTCTTTATCTCATCGAAGGCAGTTTGATCACCAGGAGCTAATCTCCAGTCTTCTGGAGCACCTTGAGCCGCAAGCTTCGTAATCTTGCTATATGGTAATACAATCTCTTTATCTAACTGATCGAAGAATGTATGATCATAACCATATAGATATCCAAATGACATATCATAACCGTAGGTCTGATGCCACGCAGTACTGCTTACTATAAATGAGTTAATCATTCTGCCATCATCTACTTCAGTTCTAAAGTCATTATATTCTACTGATCGACCACGTTCAAATTGAAAGCAGACTTTACTATCTTTAAAACCATTATAGAGCTTCTCAACATCAGGTACACTATCGATAACATAATCGAGATCCATTAACGCATTCCACTCTGTATCAGTCTCACGCATTAGTATGTTACGGCATATCTCATTACCCCATCCATGATCTTGTTCTACTCTAATAGCCTTCCAGCTATCAGGTATCATATCTCTTATTAATGGTTCGCGCTGTGAGCCGTCATCAATAATAGTAAATGTGAGATCACTAGATGCATCTTCATAAAAGCGCACAACCTCTTCGAGTAACTTATAATTATTATAGTATGTGTAGTTAACTGTAATCATCTAAATCATCTACAAAGAATTGCATTGTTCTTCTTACTTTATCACGCTCCCATACAGGAGTACATCCATGCAGGTTAGGAGCAAGTATAATAATAGCTCTGTTAAATTTAGGTTCAGTAGTTTTTATATTATCACTCTCGAATGTAAAGTTCCATCCACCCCATTCGCGACGCCATTCACGATTAATACATACAGTAATACCGCAATAGTGTCCTCTATCTGAATGAGGTGGAATGGCACCTAAGCCATCCTCATGGTATTTGATCTCATGTGCACCGCTAGATATAGCAACTCTTTCTGGAAAGTTATCAACTAAAGATTTAACTTTATCAGCTGCTAATTTACCGTACGCAGATACTTGATCAGTTGGATCATATTGATCTATTATGAAATGGTCATGGTGATCTGGGAAATCATATTTTCTACTTCTGAGATCTTTGCTGAAATAATCGTTCGGATCAATATCAAAGTTGTCAAAGAAGTCATCTACGACAATAAGAT